AGCGCGAGTTCTTGAGCAATCTCTGAATTTTTAAGAGCTGCGGCCTGGTCCAGCGTCCTACCTTTAACCCACTCGGTAACGAGACTACTGCTCGCAATAGCACTGCCGCATCCGTAGGTTTTGAATCTTGCGTCTGTGATGATACCATCTTTTACCTTGATCTGAAGTTTCATTACGTCACCGCAGGCCGGTGCTCCTACCATGCCAGTTCCAACATCCTCATCGTCCTTGGCGAAGCTTCCCACGTTGCGTGGGTTTTCATAATGATCAACAACTTTTTCTGAATAGGCCATAATGCGTTTCCTTTCTTACATTGTAAGAGATTTACTCTGCGAGGGCAATCCGTTTGGATTACACGCCGCGATTCTTTTTCAGTGCAGATTGTGCAGCTTGTGCCACGATGTCTTGTGCCTGGTTCACTGGCATTTTTACCGGACCGGGTTCTTCTCCGCCCTTGAACGTGAGTTCGGTAGCATCTGGACTCATTGGATTGAAAATGCCGTTGAGTGGCGGTTGGCTGATCAGAGTCTGCAGAGTATCGGCGTTAATGTCTATGCCCATGCTCTGTGCTCGCTTGATAAATGCTGCCACCGGCATCTGCATTTTGGCAGAAGTATCTTCGGCACGACCCACAGCAAACTGGGCCAAGGCCATGAGTCTGTCCGCTGTGTCGTCGGCTTCTACTTCCGTGATCCGCATTATCTGCGCTCGCGACCTAGGGCTGCTGCTGGTACGGCTGCACCCGGTATCACCGGTTCGGTAGCTGTTATGTCTATTTGTTCTTCACCTTCTGGTGGAGGACCGGCCAGTCCCTGATCACCACCTGGAGGCATCATGCCTGCATCGGCACCCAGCATGGCCACGGGCCCTTGACCAGTGACTACTCCTAATGCTTGTTCCAGTTGTTGCTTGCTGCCTTGTAAATTCTGTACCAGGCCGCTGAGTGCTGCCTGTGCATCGTTGTTGAATTGTGCTGCTTGTTCCGGTCCGATCTGATTCTTGATGGAATCTACCAAGGCCGGCAGTTCTTTAAATTGCATCTCGGTGCTGTCTTCAATCATGCTCTGCATCTTGTCAACCATGTCTTGTGCAGCCAACACCACTTGAGCTTGTTGCACTTCACCTTCACTGAGAAAGTAACCATGTGCCCGAGCACGACGACGCCAAGATTCAGCTGTGGTGGTAGTGTTAAGTTTGCTGAGTTCATTTTGGAGTCTAGTGGATTCTTCCTTGGAAGCAGCAAGTGCTTGTTCAAGTTCTTTTTTCTTGTCCATTTTTTGTTTCACAGCCATGGCAGCAGCCTGTTGAGGATCCAAGCCCGTTGGGGTGGCAGTTTGAGGAGTTGCATTACCCATCTCATCTTCATAGATCCGATCGGCCAAGGCCTGTTCCATCATCATGAGCTTGAGATAAGCAGGATCCTGTTCACTACGATGGCGAGCAGGGCTAGATCGCACTTCGCTCAACACACCTCGCACTTGGCGATACATGTTGTGCAGTTGCTTGCGATTTAGCGAATCAAATTGTACCTGCTGGTCAAAATGACCTTCAAATACTTTAGCGATTTGTTGTGTAGGGCGTGTTACGGCCAGTTCGTTTAGTTTCATCAGAGTTTCCTCGTAGTTGCCAGTATTTAGCCAAATTTATACATTTTGCCAGTTCTTTTTCCAGCACCTGACTTTGTTCTTGCCTGGCTGTGGTTTTGTTGATCAAGTTTTCCCAGGCATGCCCGTACATGCGATCGGCTAGGCTGCGCCGTACATATATGTCATTTCTCAATCTCATCACGGATTGATCTAATTCTTTTATCTGTCGGGCAAGATTGAGATGGTTTAGATTGTCTGCTATACACCAGGCCAGAGCAGATTTTGTGCCCGAAAATACACCAATGGCATCATCTCTCACACGCACTTGGAACAGGCCTTGTGTGGGATGAATGGTGTATTTGCCAAATGCACGGTATTTCTCCCCGTCTTCAATGATCACTTGATCAAGGATACGTGGCAGTTCTCGCTCGGCCAGAGCAGCAAGTTTGCGGCTGGTTTTCATTTTAGCACGTAGTGTGATAACAACCAGCCCACGGTACCAACAAGAAAACCAATGATGCCGATACCCCAACTGATCAGTCGATCAGTTTGTTTTGCGGCCAGTTTTTGCATCATGCCATGCACGTCTGTGACCATGTCTTTTACTGAACCAACGTCGGTCTCAACATTTTGGATCTTGAGTTCCAACATGCGGTAACGTTCGGCGCACAGCTCAACGTGGGCTTCTAGGCTTTTCTTTTCAATATCGGTGGTGTCCATGAAGTTATTTATGCTCCAGGGACTCAAACCAAATGTTCACATCAGGTCGCAACAAAGTGGTAAGTTCTTGTTCTACATAGTTTATCACTGGCACGCCGGCGCATGCTTGTTTTAACCGGCCCACTGGATCATGATCCAGTCTGAACACATCTTCCAAATCTGTGTCAAACTCAAATTGCCAACGAAGATTTTCCAATCTCACCCGACTCACACGCAGGGGTTGTGTGTAGAGACTGATCAGCTGCATGATAGTTTCCCAATTGCGTTGCTGGTTCCTACTACGCAGCCAAGTGGCCTGATCCGCCACTGTCTGCCCTTGTTGGTCTGTGATGGGCAAGATGTTGGGACGAAAGTGCCCAGTAACACCAGTGGGTCTACAATCAAAATCAGTCTTTACACGGATGCTCTGGGTCATGGTGTATTTACGGCCAAAAAAAAGCCCTGGAAATAAACCAGGGCCTTGTTTTTTTACTACTACCTAATCAGATTAGGTTGGAGCAAAGTTGGTTGCGCTTGTGACGAACACAGCGTTACCAGCACATGAGCTCAACTCAATGTTCTGACCACCAGTTGCTGCGGTGTTAGCATTGGCTGTGGCCAACAATGTAACATTGCTATACGCACCTGTGGGGTACAGAGCCAGGTTCAACACTGTGGGTGCTGCTGGGCTGACTTGATACATTGCCACTGTGGCCTTGGTCTGGATGGCTTGCATAATGTTGTTGATGTAGCCATTCACGTTACCAGAAGTAGCTAAACTTGCGTTGGCGACCAGGCTGAAGAAGTCCAGCTTGGGGCCTTGAAAGTTAACTGAGCCGGTTGCGGCGATGTTAGCTGTGCCTTGAATGTTACCATTCGCGGTATCCATGTGGAACACTGGTTGCATTGTTCCATTGACTTTTGTAAATCCTGCCATTTTAATATCTCCTAAAAAGTGGGCTTTTGCCCTACTCTTATTTATGAAATCGGCAAAAAATCTCGGCGTTGATCAGTTGTTTCGGGCTTTGTTTCTGGCAGTAAAATCGAATCTGTTCACTGCTTTGCCGTACCCCGACGGAGTAGCAAACACCCAGCCTTCGTTGCCCGGCACTTGGGCATCCAGCTTGCCAAGAAGATCCAGTTTCAAATCATGCAACAGTTCAAACAACAAGAACGCAGCAGCCAACCCCTGCTCATTGCTGGTAGGGCTACGTAGATATTGCGCTATGTTGCTGACCTTTTGTGGTGTCTGTGTCTGTTGCAGCCAGGCCATAAATCCCGGAACTAGGTCACGGAAATCACCTGTGTACGCAGCATGTCTTGGATCCACTCGTTTGTTGATGTAATCTATGGCCAACTTGGCCAGGTCAGTGATCTTCATGGCTCGCAGTTCCATGGGATTGAACAGGGTGTCTATGGCTGCTCTATTCTGACGCAATAGTGTGTTGATCTGCTTGGTTATGGCATTGTTCTTGGGTACGGCCTGAGCATAAATGGGTTCGATCAAGAACAATCCTGGCACAGGGTTAAACTTCACTTTGTTAAGTGGTTGTTTAGGGGCATCTACATCTGCATACATGGTATGCACCGCTACACCGATCTCGCTATTGGCTATTCGCTTGCCTAGATCACTGGCCACTGGAATACGATATTGTACAGTGTTAGGCTGGAATACTAAATTACCAGCTTCCGCTTCTGGGGTTGCTGTATACAACAGATCACCCTTGACATAGCCACGAAAGTTCTCGGGTGTGGCAGCTTCGAGATATGGCCAGATGGTTTCATATGTGGGTAACAAAGTCTGGACCCTGGTGGCTGCATTGCCTTTGGCAGCAGCGTTGGCATCACGGCGAGCCATATCTGTGGCGATCTCATCAGTACTGGTGAACAATCTGTTGGCTGTGAATCCTGCATCATCTGTGAGCACAAACTCACCAGTTTCGGGACTGCGACCAAATACCACAGCAGGCTTACCATCCCACTTAACTGATCCGGTCTTGGGATCATCATAGAAAGAACTGGCTATTTCGAGTGCTCGGTCCACCCCGGCAGATCCGCTACGGAACACATAGTCTTCCAAGTGCTCAATGCCTTTGGCCTTGCCTCCTACCGCAGCGGGTTCTGTCTCGTACAGTTGGTATGATCTCTTGGTCTCGATCAAGGGCCGCATGCCTTGGTTCACGATACGATCACGCAGGCGGGCCAGGAAGTTGGCATCGCTTTCACGCACAGTCATTTCTGGCTCTCGCACGCCTTCCTTGGCCAGATATTCACGGAAGTCTGCTGTCTTAGCTTCACGGTCAGGATCATTTGTGAGTGCAGCATAGATTGATTCCACATTCTTTAAATTGTCACGGGTAGCACCGCGCCCTAGCAACACCGTGGCCACATAGTCAGGGTCCAGGCCGCCACGAACTAGTTCATTTGTGGCACGAGAGAACATGCCGTTGGCACCTACTTTGAGTCCTTGTTGTTTGGCTATGCTTGACATCAACACATTACGGTTCATGCCCTTGTATTCAGAATCCTCACCACCGCTGTAATAGAAACCGCCCCAGTCCAGGTTAGGAAAGAACATGAAGTCGGTCTGCACAAATCCGCGATTGGCATCACCAGCAATGGGAGTGCATAAGTGAACTTCGCCTCTCTTGCTCACATATTCTCTAGGATCTAGGCCTTGACTCTTAACAAATTGGGTAAGGATCCCGGCCAGTTGTTCTTTGCTTACTTCGTTTAAATCCACAGCAAGATCTAAATCGCCCGATGTGGGCTTCTTGCCAGTTGATCCTAACCAACGGTCCCGAGGGAATTCTATTCCGGTCACTTGCTCTATCCAGTTGATGGTAGCAGGTATGTCCTGACGATTGATGCGCTGTGTGCGTGATTCACCGGTCTTGGTTTTGAATACGTTTCCGCCTTCAAGCAGTTTATTGATTTGCATGACTACGCCTTACGGTTCTGGCAAAACGGCCTGCATCTCGTGTGCGGATGGCATTCAGCAGTTTGCGTGTGAGATTTTCTGCTTGCTCAGGTGAATACGCAGCATCTATCTGCTCTAGCAAGTTGATGGCACCAGCGATGATGTTGGAGGCGCGACTTTCTATTATCAAGTCGCGTTCACGCTCGACATACATTGAATCAAGTTCTTCCAATAGACTACGGGTGCGTTTTTGCATTGTGTTCACAGGCCTTTGGGTTATTTATTGGTTTTTAGTTGTTTAAGAAATTGATATTGAATTAGATCATTGCAAGTTTGTGGAATTTTGAAGTTGTTCACCGACCACAAACGATCTTGCTCTGTCAAATTGTTATTGATTTCAAATTTAAACACAGCGTATGCCCAAAACCACGGATTTTGCAGCAGCATTCGATCAGTGATAGGCGCCAATATATCGTTCATCTGTAGCGTAGAATCATTCTCTAGATTGAGTTGTAATTGCAATCCAACATATTTTTCTACCAAAGCATACCGATTATCGTCAAATTCCAAATGAAAATGTTGCCGCAGCAGATCAATCAAATATTCCAAGTTAGTTAATTGATCAAAGTCAATCACATGTTGGATAGTGTTTGTAGAAATATCTTTGCGAATTCGATGATAATATTCTTGAATATGATAGTAGCACTTGTCATACCAAAATACCGGATCATTCACCCAGTTTGTTAAGTCAAACTCTGGAAATTCCTCAACCAATACTTTTTTCATAAAAATATTGTAGATAGCATTGTAGATATTGCGAGTGGGCAAAATTCTAAATACACAGTCTGAATCCACTGTATCATCAGGATCATGTGTCAATCGTACGTCAAAGCCATTGCGACTGCTATCTAGATTATCAGCAATCCTGAAAGATGCCACAGCAGCCGGATGATTCAGTATCACTGATCGCAAAAAGTGCCCTGAGTGCCCTTCGCAAAATACAATCACTGCTTTCATTGAAAAATAAACCTGTGCAACTTAGGATCAAATTTTTCAAGCATGGTGCAATGCATCATGTCATGTTGTTGTATTGCTGTCTGTAGCATAGTGGTATCACCTGGCTGTCGAGACTTGACATAATTCCATGCACAAATTGGCCCGTTGAGCTGTATATCTTCTTTGAGTGCCAATGGCATATGAGTCAAACTGTAATCTCCGACTGCAAAATGATCAATCAACTCTATCGGATCGCCAAATCTGGTTTGCAAATAATTAGAATGCCATTGGTCAAGCAAATCCAATCTTCTGATGTTCAACACACTTACAGTTCTATTGATACTGGGGATCACATTGTGTGGCATCGTGTCCAAGAACAGTTGCCAATTGGTCTGGCATTGCTCCCATGTTGCTGGATATCTTTGATATTCAAAACCTGCGTCAACATCATCGATGCTGAATCTAGCCAGTACCAATTTGAACTTTAAGAAAAACTCTGAAATTTTAGTATTCAAAGGAACTGTTGTGTTTGTGCTGAATCGAAGTGTGCATTTGGAAAAATCAATTCTATTTTCCAATGTGCCAAGATATTTTAGTATGCTGTTGTTCAACAACGGCTCGCCGCCTGAAAAGTTTATTTCTTCAACCTTGCTCAAATCGACTGACTCAAACACTGATTTAAACCGGTCAGTTGAGATATTGTAATTTTTATTAAATTTAATTTGTTTAAGTTTAGCCCAACTACTGCTAGACCGTTCATTACAAATTTTACAGGCAAGATTGCAATTGATATTGGGAGTAAAATCCAACACAATAGGATTGAGATGATCATGCACCAGGCCATATTTTTCATTTGCTCCTTGGCGATAACTTTTTATATTATTGTTCTCTTGATCAATGCATGCACTGCAAGCAATTGGATCTATGTTGTAATTTGAATAATTCTTGGGATTTGTTGAGTTGTAGCAGCAGGTCCCAATGGTACCATTACTGGTCCGAGTTAGGCCATGTTGCATTAACACACACTGTTTTGTCATGGTAAAACTACCCATAGTCTATCATTGATTACTTTGATATCAAAGGGTATCATTGGTTTGATTATGTCTATTAGACTATATTTAAGATGATTGTGCTGTATCAACATTGGGTTGAAGTTGATGACCGTTGTGGACTTGACCCAGGTGTGCAAAAATTTGACAAATTGTTCAACTGTTGCGTACTTCAGAAACCAAGAGTATTTGAATATCACAGGATACTGAGTAGGAATATATGTAGGACGATGCGTGAATATGTCTGGTTCAATATAACATGCAGGCCAATAAAATTTAGCAATTCTGTCAGACTCTAGACAAGTTGTAGTTATACCAAACTGCTCAAAATACCACCCGGCGCAATCCACTAGAACTAAATTTTTATCAGTCAGGTTGTTTAGTATCCATCTGTCAGTGTTGTCAAGAGAATACGTTTTGTTATGCCGTGTTTGCCGCCATTGTTTTATACTAGGTCTTGACAAGTGATACAATCGTAAATTTTGAATGAATCGTATGTGTCCAGAATCTGAATATGATGTTATAACTTGCATAATCCGTAACAATCCATTGGGTGTGCAGCAACCATATGATTGCCGTCGACCTGGTCAAATGTATGTAATCTGTTGAATCGAGCATCACAATATTTCATTATCGTGTCCAAGGAATCTTCAATCTGATCCGGTAACTCAAAATCAAGATCATGCAAAATTACTTCGTAACGATTGATCGCCACATAAATGTAGTCAAAGTTTTGAATAATTTTTCTTATCTTAGCGATTAAATTTTTGGTGGTCATTCCGTGCAATTCCTTACCAAATAAAATGACTCCTTGTACATTATCGTCGTTGATGCAAAACTGCTGTTGACAAATATTTTTAAAATCTGTATTGTTACCCAGCCACTTCCAGCAGATATTTTTGTGAGTTTTTACAAAATCCAACATCACCTTCTCTTGTGCAAGAATGGCCGTAGACGGTGTGCCTGCAAATCCGGCAAGTTGCTGATCACGCCATCGATCATGGTCAACTGTTGACATCATCCAGCAGTTTTAATCTTGCCCAACAACTCCTTGAGCTTGTTGCTTTGTACATCTGCGGTGATCTTCGGCGTGGGATCCAAGGGGTCAATACCCGGCTTGGGCTGACCTCGTTCCCATTTGACCGGTGCTGTATCCGCTGGTGCCACACTGGCACGAGCCTTGATAGATTCCATCACGCTGCTGGGCTTGCGGAATCCGTTGTCGTTCTCATCCCCACCTGCATCTGTGATACGCATGGTGTTGATGTCGTACTCTAAATCAATCTTTTGTCCCACACCTGTGCTACTACGCGATTTCATACATTGAATCTGATACTTGCCACGCTCTTTCATGGACCGACTTGTGAGGATACCGAATACATTATCTGCTGTGTTGATCTTACTAATACCGCCCGAGATATGACTGTGATCAAACTCCACTTCTTCCACTGCTGATCGATTCAACTGACTAGCAGTGACCATGAGCATCTGTAGTTCCTTGGCCAAGTTACGCAATTCTTCCGATACATACTTGTCTTTCACAAACAAGTCATTTGGACTTACTTTGGCACTCACTGGCATCAGCAAGTCCAAATAGTCGATCATCACAAAGTCTACCCGCTTACCTGTTTGGATCTGATACTCTTTCAAATATGCTCGGATGTCATTGATATTGCTTTGTGCTGGCAACCCTTTCACTTGATAGTTGCCCGACTTCTTTGCCACCAGTTTGACTTTGAGTTCTGCTGTGTCGATGTCCTTGCGGATGTCTTTGGTGCTCATGTTTGTTAACATGGCATCAGTTCTGAGACTTGTGAGTTCTTCTGAAAGTTCCAAGGTGATATACACACCACTGAGTCCTTGCTGTACCCAGTTCAGTGCTATGTTCATCATGACCAAGCTCTTGCCTGATCCTGATCCTCCGGCAAAGATGTTTAGTTCGCCTCGACTGAATCCACCATACAACAATCGATCCATCTGTGGCCAGCCTGTGCTTACCTGTCCGCCCGATTCAAAATACTTACGTATGCGACCAGCAGGATCAGCAAAGTAATCTGTACCCATGTCCTTGGTCAGCGAGATCTGCACAGCGTCCTTGATCAACTTCTCCACAGGATCATAATCACCCTTCTCCAACAAGTCTGCTGCTTTGAGGATAGCCCGCTCTAGTTCTTGTCTACGGGTAAATGATTCAAACTCCGTCATGAACCACTCAAAGTGGCCTTCGTTGAGTTCAGGTACTGCTTGCAGTTTAATGCCAGTGGTGGCTGCTATCTGTGTGCGATCCGGCAAGGTCTTGTATTTGTCGCCGTGCTCTTTTATGAATTCGGCCGCTGGTCGCAGGCTCCGATCAAAGTTCTCTGGATTGTAGATGTTCTGCACACGCACATAGCCTTGTGCGTCCTCTAACATCATCTCCAGGAACAAGCGTTGTACATCAACTCCGTAGTCTTTTAACAAGATTTTTCTTCCTTAGTTCTATTTTAATTCTGCTGGTTTCACGATTTTCAAATATAGTTAGCACAGTTGCCAGTCTACCATAACGCATCACTGAGTCGTTGACATCTTTGACATCATCCGGCCAAGGCGGCAT